AATTTGCACCTGTGGTCAATGGTATCATTTGTTTACCACGAATTGCACCAGATGTTCCATTTTCAGCATTGTTTACTTTTGTCGTAATAATGAAATCTGCACGAACACCAGCAGTATCAAAATCAACCGTAATAGAGTTATTACTTACAGCAGTAACAGTAAACAAATTGTTTGCTAAACTTACAACAGTATTTGGTGCAATACCAGAAGCTGAATTTGATGTTGAATTGTAACGAATAAAGCAAATAATATTATTTAAAATTTGTGAATCGTTAAGAACACCTGGTGAACCTGCAAATGCAAAAGTATCTGTACCAGTTGTTGAAATTGTTAATGAACCGCCACCATCAGCAAGTTTATCGGAGTATACTTTTCGAGCATAAAAATCCAAGTTATTAATTGAACCAGCTTTAATAGATTCGAAAGGAGTATCAAATATTAAACTTGTTTTTGATGGTTCGGTAATGTAAGCGTCACCAGTTGCAACATCTTTAGAACTACTGTGAACATTGGCTGCAAAAGATAAAGATGATCCAGATTTTACTGAAATGGATTCTGCCACTTTAAAGTCTGATTCGATAGAATAAGTATTTGAAGCAGGTATAAATGGTAATGCTTGAGAAAGTGTAATTGTTTGAGCTACACTATTAGATTCTGAAATTAAAATTGGTGCTAAAAAGAGACCTGCACCATCAGTAATTCTGAAATACATGTTAGCATAACAATTTGCTTGTGCTGATGTTGAAAAAGAAGATTCTAATTCAATAACAGTATTTGTCGATCCTGATCCTGGTAAAATACCAGTAATTGGAGTTGAAGTTACATCAAAAACATTCACATAGAAAGAATGTGTGGTGCCTACATCAGAAGCATAAGAAGTATTATACTTCATCATATCAGCACGGAGTGTACCAATCTTTGTTGAATTGTATTCATTAGATGAAGCTGGATTAATTGTATTAAAACTTGTACAATGAATATCAAGTTTTGGAAAGCTAGATATATCTAATGTACCATAAGTATTGGCTACAACAATGTAACTAGAATAATTTGTTGGTAGATCATAATCGGATACATTGGCTGTTGTTCTTGCTCTAGGTATAGTTAAACGAGTAGGAGCAATTGTTTGAACTTCATAACCGCCAACATAGGCTTTACCTGGATCTAATACAGCTGTAAATGAATCTGCAATTAAATTATTGTTTGCATCGTAAGCTTCTTCTTCAAGCGACAACACAAAAGGATCAACAGTATAATTACCTGATTCTTCAAATGTTCTACGAGCAAGAGTTTTTTCAATTTCACTATAAACTGGATAATTAATTTCTTTAGTTTTGACTCCATTAACAATTCGAATAACTTCAAAGAAAGAAGATTCATCGGTAGAATCTAATGTTCTTTTTGACAGTCTAGTTGCAACTTCAAATCGTGTGGCACCAGGAGCTTGATAATTAAAAGCACCTTGAGCTGGATCTAATAGTGAAGTATCATCAACTTCATCTATAATATTTTCTTCAAATTCAATACCAATTTTATATGATGGTTGAGTGTTTATTGTTGTTGCATTATAACCTATACGATAAAACAATTCTAATACTAGAAATTGTGGAACAACTTTTACGAAGTTACCTTTAAAATAATAAACACCTTCTTGAATACTTGCAACATAGGATCGTCCTACGGCTGAAGTATCTTTTGCTTGAGCAAATATATTTTGCCCAAAAATTTTAATTTCGTCATTTTCCGAAAAAGTATCTGAACTCAAATACTTTAAAACTAAAATTGGATTTGTTGTGCTGTCATCGATTGCAATTACTTTAGCACGAACATTTTTGCCGGAATTATAACTTATAATAGTTTTATCGGCAAATTGAGTAACATCAATATCTTCATTATTATATTGTGTGTTTAGTATCAAATAAAAAGCACGATCATCTAAAGAGATTTTACCACCAACAATTGGACTACCACTTTTGAAAATGTGGTTACCAAATTTTTCAATTTGATTTGATAAGATTGTTTGTAATTGAGTTAATTCACGAGCTTGAACGGAATATCCAGGCCTGAAAAGAACTCGCATGTAATTCTTATCTTCGTCAAAATCATCATAGTATGGATCGTAATTAAAAAAAGTAGTCATTTATTCCTCTAGAAACTTAAAATGAATCGTATTCTATCTATTTGGTCTGCATCTCTTGTAATAGGTGTTTTATCTGAAACATATAAAATTTTACCCGAATATAATTCTAGTGATGGATCAGTTTTATTTATGGCTACTCGGATAGAGCCACTCGATTGTCCTTTAATAGGTTCATTTGTGGCCAATGTACCATTTACATTATTAACATAAAGTAAATTATTGGTTTCATCAAATGAAATTACTTCTGCACTAAATGTTGATGATGCATAATCAACACCTTGATAAACTATCTCATCGTTGTTATAATTGCCTACACCAGCTGAAGTTTTAATTTTTGTATATAAAGTATACAATTCATCTGATGCTAAAGTTGTTGTTCCATACTCATATGGATTTTTTATAATTACAACTTCACGATATTCGTTCTCTGTAGGAAAAACACCAGATTCACTACCATCAAAATCAACATTAAATATAATGGTGTTGGCATAAAGTTCTTCTACCGGATCGTAACCGTGTCCGTTTTGTGGTGACAGAATAACTTCAGCCGCAGCTGAGGTTCCAATACCACCAGCAACATCTCTGAAAGTCAAATTTGCTTTGGTGTAATCCAAACCTCTATTTTGAATGGTAACACTTGCAATTTGTCCATTAGCCACATTGGCTTTTAAAATTGCTCCTGTACCATCACCTGTAATAGTAATAATATCTTGCGATGAACCATCGGTATAATTGTTACCAGTATTTGTAACTCGTACTATATCTATACTTCTATTTACAGCTGCCGCTCTAACAAATCGGTTATATAAAACTGGTAAATAATCATTTGTTAAAAACTTTTGTTTTTGTTGAGCAGTTAAAGTGTACATATATTTCCACTTATAACCATCAGCAGTTAAAAAGAAAGGCTCTTCCAAAGATGTAGAAGATAACGATAATTGTGGTTCACTAGTCGATGCAGCTGCATTGTTATTCCATAAACATTTAAAAACTTGGTCTTTAGAGTTTAAAACATAAAAGTTTGTGCCGGCCGGACATACTGTACAACCAGCAAATCTGTAGACTGTACCTGTTGTCCAATTTACTCTAGGTACAACAAACGATGCATTTTCTTGCGATATTCTTTTTGCAACCATTCCACGATCATAGTAGGAATTTAAATCTCTAATAGCTTGACCTGGTGTTGGAGCAACTTCAGTACCGGTATTCCAAACAGTTTCTTTTCCTAAAGATACAAACATGTAGGATTTTCTATTTGTTGGAAGATACGAATTGGCACTTACATCTAGTAGATCATAGATGCTTTGTGCCAGTAGTGTGGAAAATTGATAAGTCAGTAAGGAAGCCATAGTTCTATTTATTCAACTTTTTGAAGGATTGTGGTGACTAAGTTTGCGGTAGTTGTAAATGATCCAGAAACCAAAATGGTATTGGCATTGACAAATGTGACAGTTCTTATGTCGTCAAATATCACATTAATTGTTTGGTTATTTGCAGTAATATTAATGGTATTTTGTGTCAGTAAACTACTGGTGTTTGTAACATAGGTTACAGTTTCAGTATTTCCACTTGAAATGTAAATTATATCACCATCTTGTATATCATTAATAAAGGTTGTCGAGTTACCAGTAACTACATTCGATGTAGACGCCACATTTACTGTGCCGTTAACTCGTTTAGATAAAGTGGTAAGAATAACCATGTCACCAACATTTACAGTATTTGTAAGATTTGGTGATACTCCTGTGGCAACCATATTGTTTGAACCACTTTGAATATTAAAGGTATTTGCAAGTTCGGTCTTAATAATATTAATTGTGGTTAATGATGTATTTGATACATCTTCAGTATGTGAATTGACTCTGTTAACAAATGTTTTGGTTCCTAATGGATGTACAATTTCATTTAATGATTTCTTAAATTTGTTGTAATCATTTTCCGTTTGGATTTGATATGAGAAATTATGGTATTTTGTACCATCTTGTATTTTCTTATCGGAACTAGGTTGACCATCTGTATTTAAATAAATCCCAGAATAACGAATTAGACCATTTTCAAATCTGGCGGTTGCTTTTGCTTTGCCATCACCATAATAAAGTACAGAATTAACATTTGCTTTTACTGCATTATCGGATGATGAAATCTGTATTTGGTTATTGAGTGTACCTTTATAATTAAAGATACGCAAAAGTCCATTTGAAGGAGTAAATTTCTCAACATACGCTGTAAATGTGGCATTACTACTTGAATTGCCTTGATAAATTATTGTATTTGAAACAAACAATTGTCCTGATGTAACATTGGATACCGTCAAATCAGCATTTCGTAGTGATATTGTTGGAGCGCTAACATAGTCATAACCATAACTAGAAATTCTGAGAGATGAAATAGATCCAATTTTTGTTGTAAATAAACTAACATCAACACCTTCACCTAAAATTTCAGTTACAGAAAGAACTGCATTTGAACCACTTGCTGTGTTAACAGTAATCGTTGGTAAATTTGTTTGTGAATAACCTTCACCACCTTTAATCAAAGAACCATTATCATTAAATGTAACTGTCTTGATGCCATTATT